GTCACGCTGACTAAGCAAGTAGCACTAAAGGCCTATATAAAAGCTAATGCTCTTGCCGCTTTAACAGCGGCTGGAACATTTAACATTTCATCAGGCACTGACCACGGCACAGGAGATTATTCTTTCACAACTACAAATGCCTATAGCAGTGTGCATCATTATGTCCAAACCTGTATTCAAGAAGGGGCTTCACACGGATACGGTGGAACTAGAAACACTGGTAGACATAGTGCTTCAGTAATTGCGATAGAGACTTTCAGTTCATCTGGTACACTTACTGATATAAGTCATAATATTTTGACCGCTGGAGACTTAGCATAATGTCTGAGATAAAAGTAGATACCCTCACAGGCAAGACCACCGCTAATGACATCACCGTGACGGTTGGTGCTACTGCTACTATGTCTTTGGAACAGGGGTTGGCGAAGGCGTGGTACAATCTTAATGCTACAGCTACACCAGCATTGCGAGATAGTTTAAACATTTCCACTATTACAGATGAGGGGACGGGGCGGTATGAAGGTAACTTTACGTCAGCTATGGGTAATGCAAATTATGCGGCAACTGGTTCCAACTCAGTTAAAGGGAATGATGCAAACTCATTTGAAATGGTCTTAACCACTGGTGATGAGGCCGACACTTATGGCTTACACTCAACTGCCGCGATAAGGTCAAATAGTTACGCCATCAATGCGGCTAACTACAGAGACCCGACAAATATACAGTTAGTTGTTCACGGAGACTTAGCATAATGGCAGGTAAAATTGTAGCAGATACGCTGGAACACAGCACCGCTGGGTCAATCGCCACGAACTATGTTGTTGATGGTAGTGCGAAGGCGTGGTCACACTATTCTGGTACTGGCACAACCTTCAATAACTCGCTGAATTTAAGTTCGGCAGTAGATAATGATACAGGCGATTATTCTGCAAATTTCTCGTCATCATTTTCTGATGCATATTATTCAGCAACAAATGGTTCTGCTGAAAGCAGCACTGCCAGAGGAATATTTTTAACAGGTTCTGATTTTTCTCACACCACATCTTCATATAGACATCAGTACGGTTTGTCATCAAATGCGGCTGGTTCTGGTCTTATTGATAGTGATATAAATAATGTGCAGATTACTGTTCACGGAGACTTAGCCTAATGCAGACACCAGAGTTTCAAGGCACCCACCTGTTTGACCGTCTGTGCTGGGCAAAAGAAAACCTAGACGGTGTGCAGTCAGACTACCGTGTGGTGTACGAGGACAGTGTGGATGAATGTGCCAAGGTGCTTGTGCCGGATTTAAATTGGATGGCGTGTGCGCTTCAAGGCGGAATATTACCGCCCGTATGGGTCTATTGGGAACTGGCAAAGGACGAAGCGCATCCTGACTTCAAGAAGCATACTCGCGGCTATCTGTTACATGAGACAGAGCCAATGCCAGCGATGACTGAAGAAGAAGCGATTGAATACCTAATTCAGAAGGATGTGCCACAGCACGTCTGGCAGAATTGGGATGGTGGCAATAAGCCGAAGATGGTAATTTGCCGGAAGGGGCAACTGCCTCAAACAAGAGAATGGCGCAACGCTTGGCGCATATCTGATGAACTAGAATTAGCCGCATAGGAGAAACTAATGGCTGTTACAACTTACATCGTTGATAAGGACGGTAATCAGATTGATGCCTCAACTGCTACCGTTCCCGCAAATCGTGACTTTCGCGGTGCTTGGTCACTGTCAGGGTCAGTAATTTCTGAGGACTTAACCAAGGCAAAAGAAATCTTTGCTGACAAGGTGCGTGAAGCCCGTGTCCCACTGCTAGAGGCACTGGACACTGACTTTATGAAAGCGCAAGAGACTGGCGCAGACACCACACAGATTGTGGCTGACAAGCAAGCACTGCGTGATGCGCCTACTGCTGGCGATGCCGCTACCAGCATTGCCGAACTGAAGGCCGCGTGGCCAGCCTGTTGCGGCGACAGCCCATACGCCTAATAACATAACGGAGTAGCCTGATGGCCAGAGATAAGCTGACTGATTACGACGGCGTGACGGCGTCCAACAACACCGACATAGGCGGCGTGTCGATTGCTGAGGGCATGTTGCCTAGTAACGTCAACAACTCTATGCGTGAGCTTACAAAACAGCTTGGCGCGTTTGCTGACGGTACAGACGGTGTAGACGTTCTGAAGCTACAGGACGACACCGACACCAACAGCATCAAGTTGCAAGCGCCATCAAGCGTGACAGCCGACACCACGTTCACGATGCCTGACGGTGACGGTAGCGCCGACCAAGTGCTGAAGACGGACGGGTCGGGGCAGTTAGGCTGGGCGGATAGACACGCGAACCCTTCGCTCGCCATCAACGGTGCGATGACTCTGGCACAGAGGGGAAGTTTAACAGGTCAAACAGGAACTGTTTACACGGCTTGTGACAGGTTTCTTAGTGCTGAAGTGGGTAATACTGTTACAACTTCAACACAAGATACTGATGTACCGTCTGGGCAAGGATTTGCAAATTCATTAAAAATTGATGTGACAACAGCAGATGCTAGTTTACCGGCTAATGGTGTTTTCCTTGTTATAACAAAACTAGAAGGTCAGGATTTGCAACACCTGCTTTACGGCACCAGTGATGCAAAAAATTTGACCCTTAGTTTTTGGGTGAAGTCACCTAAAACTGGAACGCACATTGCGGAATTATTCCAAAACGATGCAGGTTATTATAATTCTCAAGCATACACTATTGCATCTGCAAACACTTGGCAGAAAGTAGAACTTACATTTAGTGGATACACAGCTACAGCGTTTGATAATGACAATGGCTATAGTTTGGGTATTACTTGGTTTTTGGCGGCGGGTAGTGATTACACAAGTGGCACATTATCTTCAAACACTTGGCATAATACACAGGCTAATCGTGCAGTTGGTCAAGTTAATTGTGTTGACGATGCGGCTAATAACTTCTACCTCACAGGCGTAAAGCTAGAGGTAGGCGAGACAGCCACGCCGTTCCAGCACGAGGACTACGGCACTACGCTTCGCAAGTGTCAGCGGTATTTTGCTGTTTTGCAAAACACTACATCGTCTTACGCTGGTGGATTTGGTTTTTGCAATTCCACGACAAAAACTAAAGTTTGTTTTCCTTTGGGTGTAGCTTTAAGGGCGAACCCGACTGTAAATGTTACAGCCGCAACTATTGATATTCGCAATAATGGTTCAAACACAGCCGCCACTAGTGTTAGTGCCGCTGTAGCGCAAGGAACAAATCTTTATTTAGATGTAAACGCGGCCAGCGGCCTTGCAACTAATCACGCTTGCACTATAGACCCAAAACAAAATATGACATTTGATGCGGAGTTGTAGATGGATATTTCAAATGCAAAATATATAGATGCTGATGGCAATGGAAACGATGGCGTTGAAGCAACTATTGATGGGTCTAAGTTATACATTCCACTAGACCCAGCTAACCGCCACTATGCTGAAATTATGCGTCAGGTGGAAGCTGGCACTCTGACCATACAGGATGCAGACTGATGGAAATGACTAGCCTCATCGACACGCTTATCGGGCTAGTTGTGGCTGGCCTTGCTTGGTTCCTGTCAGAGCAAAGCAAAGAGCAGAAGCGGCTCAATATTCTGCTGAATAAAACCCGCGAGGAATACGCCACAAAGTTTGAACTGCGTGACGACATGCGTCAGGTGATGGATGCCCTGCACCGGGTCGAGGACAAGCTCGATAAAGTCTTGGGCCGTGGTTGAGGGCTTTGTATTTCTGGTTGTGCTAATGCTAAACACTGGCCAACTGGAAGTACACGCCGACATCCTACCTGCCTGCCCACCAGAAGAACAAGTCATCCATAACTACGAACAGCTAATCGAGCGCGGCGACATCCGCGACTGGCGGGCTATGTGCAAGAAAGTCACGTTTGACGACCAAGGCACATGATAGAGTTTTTGCTAGTCGTATATATGGGCGCTGGCATCATCAGCCAGACGCAGACATTCGCTGACGTTGACCGTTGCCTGTACATAGCAAATCGCCTAAATCACCAGCCGCCCATATCGTCATTGGACGGCAAACGTGTTAAAATGGTAGCCATCTGCAAACCCGTGCCGAGGTGAGGCTATGGAACCGATAAGCACCGCGTTGGCCGGTATCGCGCTCGTAAAGAGTAGCGTCGAATTTATCAAATCGAACATATCGACGGCCAAGGACATAGGCGAAATCGCCAGCCAGATCGACGCGCTATTCACCGGCGAGAAGCAGGTGCAAGAGGCGCGCAACAAAAAAGCCAAGGGCGGGCTGGCGGATCAGTTTGGCGTGCAGACTGTGGCTAAGGAAATCATCGACGCAAAGCTCGCCGCCGAGAAGATGCAGGAAGTCGCCACAATGGTCGACATGCGCTTCGGACACGGCACTTGGGCGGGCATACTGGCCGAGCGCCAGAAGCGTCTGCAAGAGGCGCGTGAGGCCGCCAGAGAGCGGGCGCGTGCGGCGGCAAACCGGCAGGCCGAGATCGAGGAAATGCTAAAGGTCGGCGCCCTAGTCGTTGGCGCAATCATTGCGGCGATTATTATGATAATTGCGGCGGTGCAGTCAGCTTGGTAAGTGGTATTGCGCGATTGATTTGTTTGGCTAATATGGTCGCATGAGCGAGACAGCGACTGGCCTGATGGGCGAGTACATTGCCGCGGCAACGGTATTGCAGTTTGGGTTTAAGGTTAGCCTAGCCCAGCAGGATAAGGTTGACGCTGTTTTTTGGGATGATGCTAATGAATTTTACAGGGTGCAGGTTAAGACTGCGAGTTTATCTGCGGAACGCGGGAACCGCGCTCCGGTGTACCACTTCCAGCTTGGCCACGGATGTAAGACTAAACATTTACCGACTGAGGAAGACTATGACTTATTATGCCTTGTCGGCGCTGAACATCGGCGCACGCTGTGGTTGCCAATTTGGTCGGTGCGCCAATATACGAAGCGCGTGCAAGCCAAGCTACTTGATGAGGCTGAGGCGGAGCGCGCGTCGTTTTTTAAGGCGATTGAAACGGTAAGGCAGGTTAGAGATGGACGTCGACAAGCTCAGAGAAGAACTAATTTACGATGAGGGCGTGCGGCTCGACGTGTATCGTTGCACCGAGGGCTACCTGACCGTAGGCATTGGCCACAAGATAATCGACGGCGACGCCGAGTACGGTAAGCCAGAAGGCTACACGATCACCGAAAAGCGCATGAAGCAGTTATTCGATTTGGACATTGCGGTGGTGCGCGAAGACTGCCACCGGCTGTATGACGACTTCGACGACCTGCCAGAAGAAGCGCAACGCATCATAGCAAATATGATGTTTAACCTTGGCCTGCCGACGATGAAAAAGTTTCGGGGCATGAAGCGTTGCGTCGACGAGCGTAATTGGTCTGGCACGGCAGATGAGATGGTCGATAGCCGCTGGTATGAGCAAGTCACAAATCGGGCTAACCGGCTGGTCAAGCGCATGAGGGCGTTGGCTGATGGCTGAGATTACGATGGAACGGTTTTTGCGCTGGAAGATATTGCCGCGCATAATGATGTTTGTAATGACGTTCATGTATATTCGCGTCATTGAGTGGTTTATTTCGTTACCGCCAGAGGCGATGACAATCGAGGCCGCCGGTCTGACGGCGACTGTGACTGGGGCGATGACCGGCGCCTTTGGCTTATGGTTAGGACACGAGAAATGATTACAGCACTGATAGGTCCAGCGATGAACATAGCCTCAACGTGGCTGGAAGGCCGCGTAGAGCGCACCAAAGCAGAAACAGGTGCAAAGGTAGCCAAGGCAAAGGCAGAGGCTGTCATAGCCGAAAAACAAGCTACCGGCGAAATCGACTGGGATCTGAAGATGGCAGACGCCAGCGCCACAAGCTGGAAAGACGAGTGGCTGACACTACTGTTTAGCGTGCCGCTGATACTCGCCTTCTGTGGCGACTGGGGGCGTGAGATAGTGGCTGAGGGGTTTGCGGCGCTTGAGGCGATGCCGACGTTCTATCAGTACACGCTCGGCACGATTGTGGCGGCCAGCTTCGGCGTCAGGTCAGCCACAAAATTCTTCGGCAAAAAGTAAAACCCCCCGCCGAAGCGAGGGGTCAGGGAGAAGCTATTTATGCGGGCTTTTTTCTCTGATCTTGAGCATCATGTTCTTTGTCGTGGTTGGCCGGTTCGTCCGACCCAGCCGGTCAACCGGTGGCTTTGCGGCTGGAATGGCGAGCGCCTTTTTCAATTCTTCAACTGTTGGTGTCTTCATTGTTTTCCCCTGTCCTGTAGCGGCGGTGGTATCTGTCGCCGGTTTGCATATTCTCAAACGTGACGGTGTAGCCGTCGCCCAGCTCTTCGACGTAGCGCACTAGCACGCTGATCTGACGGCCTCGATCGTCGACCAGCCACGCCCACTGGCCGACGGTGTACGGGACGGCGCTCACTGCGCCGCCGCCCAATAACCATAAACCATTTTGCCGGTGCAATCCCAAATGTCATTTGGCTGACCATCAATAACCGCAACGAAGTGTCTGGCCTGTCTGGCGATAACAACACCCGTTGGCATGTCAGAGCAACGCGCTTTCCGGCCATCAAACTTTGGTGCTTGATGCCAGACCCAACCGTGACGCTTTAGCACCATATCATATACGTTTTTCATAATGCCGTTTCTGGCAGATTTGGCGAAACCCATATCTTTGTTGGCCTGCGCCAATTCTTTATAAACGGTTTTGTAATCCAACTCCAAAGCAATCGCCATTGCTCTAGCGCCACAATCACCGGCGGTTCCCTTAAAGCCTGCGTCGGCTCTGCCGCCATCGTTGTATTTGAAATTAGCCATTTCGTAACTCCCTTTCTTAATTGATAACTCATTATATCAGATTGATAGCATAACGCAAGCACTAATGATGCGACAAAATGTCGCACACAAAAAAAGACCCCCGCCGAAACGGGGGCCAGTCGCTCAATTTGTCGGGTGGGAGGAAACCCGACGCGACTACAGTAACCGAAAGCCGCGCGCGATGCCAGCAGTCTTTTCTGCGGCGCCGCGTTTGACCAGCGCGTTCATGTATCTGGCGCACTGCGTCATAGACTTGCCGGTCTTGTCTGCCAGCTCACGGATCGACGGGTAATAGCCGTACTTGCGGTGGAACCGCGCTATCACCAGCCGCATGTTGTGCTG